GGAAACCAAAGATTGAGCAGTTGCTTATTGATGGTGATATTCTGATATACAAGAATACGTCAGCGGCTGAGAATGAAATACATTGGGGTGATGACTTTTGGACACTCCATGCTGACTTTAGAGAAGTCAAAGCTATGGTAGACTCTGAGCTTGGTAATCTTCAGAGAGACTCAGGTGTAAATGAGCTATCTATATGCTTCTCAAGTCCGAATAATTTTAGGAAAAAAATTTTCAGAGAATATAAACAACATCGTTCAGGAATTAGGAAACCACTATGTTTTAATAATGCAAAAGACTACGTTAGAGAAAAGTATGATGCCTTTGAGTCTGATTGGCTAGAGGCTGATGATCTATTGGGTGTAAAGAACACTATGTTTCCAGATCATTGTTGTATTGTCTCTATTGATAAGGATCTTCTTACAGTTCCAGGTTACCATTGGGACTTTCAGAAGAAAGAGATGTTCTATGTTGACGAGGGTCTAGCAGACTACAACTTCTATATGCAGACGTTGACAGGTGATGCTACTGATGGGTACAAAGGATGTCCTGGTATTGGACCAGTCAAAGCTAAACGTATACTTGACAAAGCAATAGAAGAAGACATAGATATGTGGGATGCTGTTGTTGATACGTTCATTGACAACAAGTTAAGCAGAGAAGAAGCTGTACTACAAGCACGTATGGCATACATTCTTCGTAAAGAACAATACGATGGTCTTGACATTTACCCAAAACTATGGTATCCTTATGATGAAGTCACTTAAACAGCAAGATCAATGGGCAGGATATAGTATGGCAGATTACAACCAAGATGAAACTAAAAGACTAGAGAGAAAGCAGTACGACCCACAGATGAGGTACAACGAGTCTAAGTTTGATGACATAACAAAGCCTGAACATTATTGTGCAGGTTACAACATAGAGCCTTTGGATTACATCCAGAAGAATGGGCTTGACTTTTTAGAGGGAAACATTATAAAATATGTATCTCGCTATGACATGAAGGGGGGAGTTAAGGATCTGGAGAAAGCTAAGTTCTATTTAGAACGTCTGATAGAACGTGAAAAAGAAAAGCGTGACTCCTGAGTTCCGTGATTATATATTAACCAAATTCAACGAGTATGTATACGTGACACTACCAACGCAATACCAACAGTTTATACATCTGTCTCGCTACTCTCGGTGGGACTATGAGCAGAACAGAAGAGAGACATGGGAAGAGACAGTAACAAGATACTTCAACTTCTTTAGTAAGAAACTAGATATTGACTTTACATCTACACAGACACTACGTGATCTAGTGGATGCAGTCAAGAACCTAGATGTCATGCCAAGCATGAGGTGTCTCATGACAGCAGGACCAGCGTTAGAGAAAGAGAATGTAGCGGCTTATAACTGTTCCTACATTAACATAGATTCACCACGATCATTCGATGAGATTGTTTATGTCTTGATGAATGGTACTGGTGTAGGCTTTAGTGTAGAAGAGAAGTTCACAAGTAAACTACCTGTGATACCAGACAAGCTACACAAGACTGACACAAAGATCACAGTCAGAGATAGTAAACTTGGGTGGGCAAAAGCATTCAAGGATCTAATTGCTCTGTTGTATGCAGGTGTAATACCTGAGTGGGACATGAACAAAGTGAGACCAGCAGGTGCGGTGTTAAGAACCTTTGGAGGCAGAGCCTCTGGACCAGAACCACTGGAGTCTCTATTTAATTTTACTGTACGTACATTTGAATATGCAAGAGGACGAAAACTCAAACCAATCGAATGCCATGACATCGTTTGTAAAGCAGCGGAGGTGGTGGTCGTTGGCGGGGTTCGTAGGTCTGCTCTTATTAGTATCAGTGACCTTGGCGATGAACAAATGCGGAAGGCGAAAAGTGGAAGATGGTGGGACGAACATCCCCACAGAGCACTCGCAAACAACTCAGCCAACTATCACTCTAAACCAGACACAGGAACCTTTCTTAACGAATGGACTTCCCTTTACGAGTCGAAGTCTGGAGAGCGTGGTATCTACTCGTCAAAGAACGCTCAGACTCACACAGAAAAACTTGGGGATAGACGAGATGCTAGAGAAGACTTCGGTACCAATCCATGTTCCGAAATCATTCTACGATCCAGACAGTTCTGTAATCTATCAGAGGTTGTGGTCAGAGAAGGTGATACCCAAGTCAAAATAAAAGACAAGATTAAGTTTGCAACCATACTAGGTACCATGCAGTCTACATTGACTGACTTCAAGTACCTTGGTGCAGAGTGGAAGAAAAACTGTGAAGAAGAAAGGTTGTTAGGTGTCTCATTGACAGGCATTATGGACAACGAGTTGACAGCATATCCTACTTCTGGTATGCTAGAGGACTTCAAGAAAGTAGCGGTCAAGACAAATGAAGAATGGGCTAAGAAATTTAATATTAATCCTTCGTCAGCTATTACGTGTGTTAAGCCAAGTGGCACTGTATCGCAATTATGCGACTCTGCATCGGGCATACATGCTAGACACTCCAAGTATTATATACGAAGAGTCCGTATGGATAGGAAAGATCCCCTCTGTAAATTTATGCAGGATAAAGGATTCCCGTTTGAAGAGGATGTCATGAACAACTCTAATATGGTGTTCTCATTTCCAATGCAAAGTCCAGTCAAGTCAATCAAACGTGACGAGATGGATGCTCTGATGCAACTTGAGACATGGCAGATGTATGCAAAACATTGGTGTGAACACAAACCTTCTATTACTGTGTCGGTTAAAGAGGAAGAGTGGGTGGACGTAGGTGCATGGGTATACCAAAACTTTGATAGTATATCAGGAATATCATTTCTACCTCATAGTGATCATATCTATCAACAAGCTCCATACGAAGAGTTTGATGAACAAGAGTATTTTACTCTCATGAGTAAGGTTCCTATGATAACATGGGGTGAACTAAGTGACTATGAAAAAGAGGACTACACCACATCCAGTCAGGAGTTAGCTTGCACTGGAAACGCATGTGAAGTCATATAACTGACATTTATGGACTATGGTTATACGAGAACTTATAGAAATATTGGATAGATACTATCCTGACAAATTACCGATGGGTGATTTAAACGCTAATCAATTGGCTTTCCTTCAGGGTCAACGTAGCGTTATCCAAAGAATAAAACAAATACACGAGGATGACAATGGGGGGATTACTGGCTCCGAGTCCATCGATGCCTGAAATTAAGATGCCACCGCCTCCTCCGCCTCCTGCACCAATGGACACACCAGAGATTGCAGAGGCAGAGTTAGACAGTCCAGCACCACAAGCTCAAGAGAATACTGGTTCCAAACGGAAATACAGGAAGATGAACAAAGGTTCTGGAAAATCAGGTGGATCTAAAAGTTATAAGGGTGGTGGCCTGAGTGGACTATAATACTCTATTAGATATAGAGATCAAGCCTATACATTCTGAAGAAGAACGGGAACTTTTGATACAAGTGTGTCAAGAGAAAGGAGGTGTACTACCTATATTTCCTACCCATCTGGTAAAAAAGAGTGGCAAAATAGTGGGGTGCTTTAGTATATCTAGCCCCACTGTGTACTGGTGGATGTCACCTGAAGACATAGGTATTAAAGAATCTATACCTATATACCAATCATGTGATACGCTAATGACACAACAAGGATACCATAGTTATATCATACCCTGTGAACCAGAGTCTCCATACTTTGGTCTTCTGTCGAAAAGACTGAATACAATATGTACAGAGGGTGGTGATGATTTTAAACTTTTCATAAACAAAACATAATGGGTGGTTCAACTAAAAAAGCACAAAAGTATGTAGCTGATAGAACTGGTTACACAGGATCTGATGCTGAAGCTGTTGCAAACAAAGGCTCAGAAGCTGTTGAGTACACTAAACAAAAAGGTACTGAAATAGCGGCTGGTGCTGACAATATAGCACAAGGTTTTAGTAAAGGTATGCAAGGTTTAGGAGACACAGTTGTTGGAGGTCTACAACATAATCTTGGTGAGGTAAGTAAGTTCCTATCTGGAGGTGGTGGGGGTGGAGACAGTGCAGACGCTCAAAGTTCTTCAGCAAACTACTCTGGTGCTAGTAAACGTAGTACGTCAGGTGCCAAGAAGAAAGGTGACTTAGAATCTGGAGAGAGAAAAGGTGCCACTGGTAAACAAAAACTGTATGCAAGACGTAAGACTGCATAATGGAATACAGCAATGAGACTTCCATTGCAAGCATGTACCAAAATTGCTTTGGAGAACGTGAATCCTATTTAGATAGGGCAAGAGAGTGTGCTAAACTCACGATCCCTATGTTAATACGTGAGCAAGGTGATACATACTCAACACAATACTCTACACCTTTTCAATCAGTAGGTGCACGAGGTGTTAATCATTTAGCGGCTAAGTTACTTCTGACGCTACTACCACCCAACTCTCCATTCTTTAGACTGACAATAGATGACTTTGATATAGAACAACTTGTCGGTCCAGAACAAAGAGGACCAGTAGAAGAAGGTTTAGCTAAGATTGAACGTGCTACTCTTCAGATGATAGAGAGTGAAGCATATCGTGTACCTGTGTTTGAAGCAATTAAACACTTGATTGTCACAGGTAACGTGCTACTCTATGTCCCAGACGAAGGACAGATGCGTGTGTTCCATTTGGATCGCTATGTAGTAAAGCGTGATCCTATGGGTAATGTGTTGTACATGATTACAAAGGAATCTCTCAATGCTAAGACACTCACAAAAGAAGCTAGAGAAACACTAGGACTACCAGAACCTAGTGAACTAGCACCAGAGACACCCCACAAACCATACGACCTTTACACCTACATTTGTGACAAAGGTAAACACTGGCACATACATCAGGAAGTACAGAATGTACCAATACCAGACAGTTATGGTAAATACCCCAAAGATAAGAACCCATTTATACCACTTAGGTTCAGTCGAGTCGACGGAGAATCTTATGGTCGTGGTCTCGTGGAAGAGTATCTGGGAGATTTACGCTCCCTTGAAGCTCTTACACAAGCAATTGTAGAAGGGTCTGCAGCTTCTGCTAAAGTATTGTTTATGGTTCGGCCCAATGGAACCACAAGAATCAATACATTAGCTAAGTCACCAAGTGGTGCAATTGTACAAGGAGATGCTAATGATGTGTCTACACTACAACTTCAGAAAAGTCAAGACTTTCGTATTGCTCTTGACACAATCTCACAAATTAGAGATAGGTTATCATTTGCTTTTCTTTTAAACTCTTCTGTACAGCGTAATGCTGAGAGAGTTACAGCAGAAGAAGTTAGGTTCATGGCACAAGAACTAGAGTCTGCTCTAGGTGGTGTGTATTCAGTCTTGTCTCAAGAGTTCCAGTTACCACTAATTAATATACTCATGGACAAGATGACTAAAGCAAAGAAGATGCCTAAGTTTCCAAAGGGTGTAGTCAAACCACAGGTTGTCACAGGTATTGAAGCTCTTGGTCGTGGACAGGATCTAAATAAATTATCTCAGTTCCTACAGTATCTTGGACCTTTGGGACCAGAGGCAATCATGAGTAACTTGAATCTTGATGATTATATTGATAGGCTTGGTGCTTCACTTGGCATCGACACAAGTGGACTCATCAAAACACCAGAGCAAAAGCAAGCAGAGCAACAAGCTCAAATGCAACAACAACAGCAGATGATGCAACAACAAATGATGCAAGACATGGTGAAGGGAGCAACACCTGCTGTAGCTAAAGGTATGTCAGAGGGTGCTAGAGAAAATCCTGAGATGGTTCAGGAGATGATCCAGGCCGTACAACAACAATAAT